CAAGACAGGGAAATATTAATTTCACCAATCCACCTTTATTAAATTATTCTGATGATATTCCACCACTACTTAAAGATTCATTTAGAATCTCATCTAATAAAATTAGAGTAGGATTTAATACTACTATTTCTGATACAGGAATAACCTTAGGTAATATTGTTCAGCAAGAAGGTAGTAATGCTACAGGTAGATATGTTGGATATGCAGGAACAGCAACTGGTAATTTAACAATTACAAATGCTGGTGTGGGTTATACACCTTCTTCTGGTAGTGAAACATATCACCATGTTCCTATGGTTACTCAGACTGGAAGTGGTAGAAATGGAACCATGCATCTTACCATTACTAATGGGGTAGCTGTTGCTGCAACTGTTACTAATGGTGGTAGTGGTTATGAGATAGGTGATGTAGTTGGGGTTTCTACTGTAGGATTAACTTCCTTGGGAAGAGATATTCAATTCTCTATTACTACTTTAACTGGAACTAATGAATATGTACTTGATCAAGTTCAGGGAGAGTTTGCTACTGGTGTAGGCAAAACAATGCAATATGTTACTAGTGCTGGAATAGTTACTCTCAATCATACTGCTGGTGGAAATGTATTCTTATCAGGATCTCCAGTCACAGTTACAGATGGTCTGCATATTAAGGTAAATCAGAAGAATCATGGAATGTATTCTACTCAGAATGTAGTAACATTGAACGATGTTGAGTCTGATGTACCAGCAACTACCTTATCTGCAGATTATGATTCTGCATCTACAGGTTCTATCATTGTAAATGATGGATCAAACTTTGCTGAGTTTGAAAATGTAGGAGTTGGTTCTACTAACTTAGGGTATGTTAAAGTGGGTAAAGAAATTCTTTCTTATAGTGGAGTAAATTCAAATACATTAACAGGAGTTACTAGAGGAGTTGATTCTACTCAGACCCTATCTCATGATAGTGGGGATTTGGTTCATAAGTATGAATTAGATGGAATCTCATTGAGAAGAATTAATAAAGATCATAATCTTGCAGATGCTACAGTATCTGATCCTATTGGTCTTGATTATTATAACATTAAGATTGATACATCTGCTAATGGAGTGGATAGATCAGTTGGCACAAGTCTTCCAATTCTTCACTTCAATGAAACTAAATCAACTGGTGGATCTGATGTTCTCTCTACTGAGAATATACCATTTGAAATTATAACTCCTATAGTTCAAAATATGACTCCACCTGGAACTAATTTAACTGCTCAGGTCAGAACAGTTACTGGATCTAGTGTGGATGGATCAGAGACTCCATTCCAAGATCAAGGATTTGAAGATATTAGTCTTACCACTGATAACTTTATGAGTAGTCCTAGAATAATTGCTTCTAGAATAAATGAGACAACATCATTAACAACTCTTCCTGATAACAAATCCTTTACTCTAAATCTATCTCTTGAAGGTGGAGATCCTCTACTTTCTCCTATAGTTGATTTGGATAGGATTGCATTCATCTTTACTTCAAATAGAGTTAACAATCCTATTAGCAATTACATTACAGATAATAGAGTTAATAGTCTTAAGGATGATCCTAATGCATTCGTCTATGCATCTAAACCAGTTACTTTAGAATCTGGAGCAACTGGAATTAAGATTCACATGGAAGGACATATTAATTTGACTAGTGATATTAGAGCATTCTATGCTATCTCTGAAGGACCTAATGATGAATTAGTTTATCAACCTTTCCCTGGTTATAGTAACTTACTATCATCTGGGCAAGTTATTGACCCTGCTAAGAATAATGGACTTCCTGATAAAGCTCTTCCTAAGACTGATGTAATAGCATATACACCAGATCAAGTAATATGGAAAGATTATGAATTTACTATTGATGATCTACCAACCTTCAGATACTTTAGTATTAAGTTGATAGGAACTGGTACTAATCAGGCACAACCTCCTAGAGTTAAAAACCTTAGAGTTATTGCATTAGCATAATATGAAAGTTGAAGGACATAACAATCTTGTTCGTGAGAATGATAGTAATGCTATTGTGAATACAGATCTAAGTGAATATAACAACTATCTTTCTCTTCGTTCTAAAAGAAAGCAAAAATCTGAAAGAATAGATAATATGGAGAATGATTTGAAATCTTTAAAGGATGACATTAATGAAATCAAAACTTTACTAAAAGCACTATCTAATGGCTAAAAACACTCTTACTTTTGACCCCAGTTCAGGTGTAGCCTATGGTGTCAATCTAACTATCAACACTGGAGCAGATTTGGATGCTGACTATACTGTAGTTGGTACTTCTGGAACTGCTTTTGAATTTACTGGATATAGTGGTTCTGCTCAACTTGCAAAGAGTGTAGCAATTGGTTCATCTCAACATGCAATAAAAACCTTTGAAGTTGGTTTTACTAGTGCTAAAGGTGGAGAGTTTAGATTATCATTAGGTTCTACTGCTACTAGAACTTTATCAGAAGGTAGATATGTATATGATGTTTTAATTGGTTCAGGTTCATCAGTTTATAGAATAGTATCAGGAGATGTGTTAGTTATAGCAGGTATCTCTTCTGCTCCTTCATAAATAACATTATACTAGTAAAGTAGATAAATGGCGCAACCAAGTACAAGAGGGGAACTTATAGATTACTGCAAAAGGCAGTTAGGTGCTCCTGTGCTAGAAATTAATGTTGCAGATGAGCAGATAGAAGATATTGTAGATGATGCTGTTCAGTTCTTTCAAGAAAGACATTTTGATGGTGTATATCAGTCATATAGAAAATATAAAATAACTCAAGCAGATATTGATAGAGGAAAAGCAACTGGTGGAGCAGGTATAACAACCACCACAGTAGATACAACAGTTGGAGTTACTACTCAATTCAGTTATACTGAGAATAGTAATTATCTTCCTATTCCTCCAGAAGTTATAGGAGTCACTAAGATATTCCATTTTGATGGTAGTAATACTATTACCAACAATATGTTTAGTGTGAAGTATCAGTTATTCTTGAATGACATTTATTATTGGGGTACTACTGAACTTCTTTCATATGCTATGGTTAAGACCTATTTGGAAGATATTAATTTCCTATTAACAACAGAGAAACAAATTAGATTTAATAAGAGACAAGATAGATTATATTTGGATATAGATTGGGGTTCTGTATCAGTAGGAGATTACTTAATCATAGATTGTTTTACTTTATTAGATCCATCATCTTATACTAGAGTTTGGAATGATTCATTCTTAAAACCATATGCTACTGCTCTTATTAAGAGGCAATGGGGACAAAACATGTCCAAATTCCAAGGAGTTAAATTACCTGGTGGAATAGAATTAAATGGTATGGAAATGTATGAACAAGCAGAGAAAGAATTAGAAAGAATTAGAGAGAATATGTCTAATACTTACGAACTTCCTCCTCTTGATATGATAGGCTAATGGCATTAAATCCTTATTTCCTACAAGGGTCTTCTACAGAGCAGAATCTAGTCCAAAGCTTAATCAATGAACAGATTAAGATGTATGGGGTGGATGTCTATTATATCCCTAGAAGATACATTACTAAGACTACTGTAATACAGGAAGTCATAGAGTCTAAGTTTGAAGAAGCAATTCCATTAGAGGCATATGTAGATACATTTGATGGATATGAAGGACAGGGTTCTCTTCTATCTAAGTTTGGTGTTCAAGCACTTGATGACTTAACTCTTATTATATCAAGAGATAGATATGAGAATTATATTACTCCACTTATTAAGAATATACCAAACATAGAATTAGCAACTAGACCTAAGGAAGGAGATTTAATATACTTCCCATTAGGAGATAGGTTATTTGAGATTAAGTTTGTAGAGCATGAGAAACCATTCTATCAGTTAAAGAAGAATTATGTATATGAGCTCAGATGTGAGCTTTACAGATATGAAGATTCTGTTGTTGATACAGGAGTGGGTGATATTGATGATAACCTAGAGAAAGCAGGTTACATTGAAACACTTACTCTAGTATCTTCAGGTACTACAGCAGTCC